CCCATAACATAATTCTTAGCTGACTTTAGCTTACGAGCAATTGTTTCTAACATTCCATCGTCTTCTGCTTGGTCACCTTGTGCTGCATAGAGGGGTCCACCATTTGATTTATATGCAATTCCTATTCCTTGAGAAGCAAAATAATCATCCTTAGCACGGTCTAAACCTTCATAATATTCTTTATCTCTAATATACTTGAACTGATCAGCAATACTTTTACCTTCAGGTGTTTTACTACCTGATGATGCATACAACGGACCAACATGCCCACCGTTATTAAAGAAGCCTAGCGCTTTACCTGCAAGGATACCTGCACCAACGTAAGGCATTGCTGCACCCATTCCTGTCAATGCACCTGCGCTATTCATAAGTCCTGCTTCAGTTGCCTTAGTAGCAAGCGCTTCTGAACCTTTATCAAGCGCACCTTCCATAACACGCTGTTTAGCCATATTACCAAACTGTTGGGCTATTCCAGGCTGTGCTTGTACTGCTTGTGGGGCTTGAATAGTTTGTCTAACGCCTTGATTTTTTAAACGCTCTTCATCACTAGCTATTTCAATCATTTACCGCCTCCGCTGCTAGTAGTTTCTTTAGATGCTACACCTGTAAGGCGATTAAAGAATCTATCAAGCGACTCATCTCTTGCTTGCAACTCTTTTTGTTGTTGCTTTTGTAAAGTAGTACCAGCTTGGCCCAATTGTTGAATGCCTGTATCAGCCATTTGTTGACGCGCTTGTTGATACTCGCCTGCACGACCTGCTAAAGCACCTTGCATAGCCGCTTGACTTCGAGCAGAACCAAGAGAACCACCAGTGCTTGCACCCATAAGGTTTTGACCTGCAAGATTTTTAAGCGCAGTTTCTTCTGCTGCACGGGTACTGTATAGACCTGAGCCAGTCATTTTATCGTAGGCAGACTGCTGTTGTGCTGCAAGAGCTTGCTGTTGTTGTGGAGTTAATCCTGCTACAATCGAGCGAGGGCTTGCTTGCTGACTCCGTAATAAACCTGTTGAAATATCTAATGCTTCTTTAACTTGTGGTTTAAACTCAGGTGCAATACCTGAAGTTGAAGTAGTAGTACTTCCTCCTCCTTTAAATACTGCACGACCGCCAAATCTAGAATAAGCATCGCCAGTTATGTGCTTTAATAAAAGCATTTAATTCTCCTGTAATACGCCTCTCACTGAAACGTGCAGTGCTGCGTTATATCTGTGTTGCAAGAAACGACCATAGTCCATAGCTTCTTGCTCGCTACGTACTGAGTCGGCTCGCCAGTGTTTACCACCATTCTTTTTGATGTGGTCCATCATGGCATCAAACAGTCTATAAACTACAAACGCATTATTGTGGTCATGATCCACAATGCAGTCTTTAACGTCCATAACCCATTCTTTGTTATAATAGTTACTAAAAGTAGCAGCAGAAAGGAAGCCTCTTAATTTACCATCATCGTCATAATCACCAATGACTAATACATGAGGCGTTCCTTCTTTTTGCTTTTCAACAAGAGATAAAAAATATTGTATCCAGATAGACTCATTTCGTTCATATCCTAAATGTTCTTTACCTTTTGTTGATTTATCCATAAGCTGAATAGCTTCTAATACATTATTGTCCTCAATAAGTTTTATCATGTGTCTACCTTTGTTTGTAAGTCTGCAAAATCAGTAGCATCTTTAATATCGTTAATTAACTTTATATTTTTACTTTCAAGGTCATTAATTAAACGTATTAATTCTAACAAAGTAAAATCTAAAGAAGAGTTTTCTGTAATAGGAGGATTTTGAATTGGCATTACTTAGCTCCTCCTTTCTTAACTCCTAGTTGAAACCCTGAAANATTCCAAGCATTAGTATTAGTGCCTGTATAATCTACATTTGTTCTTGGGTTAGCATCATCAATTCTNTAGTTTAAGAATCGACCTGTGATGCGTAAATCTGTTTTATACGCATCTGCAACCGTAAAGTCATTTACTGTTAGCTTATTTGCTTTTGCATCTGTTTGTGTGTTATCTTCTTCTGCAGTAAGATATGCAAGTTCACCTGAGTTATTAGTTGCTCTTGCTCTNATCTGTAGCGTTGCTCGTTGTGGTGTACCNCCTACCGAAGTTATCGTGCCACCATCAGCCCACACTGCTATAGTGTTTAATGTTTCAGTGTCAAAGTTAGGTGTAATACTTAACTGCTCACGNTCAACATAAGACACATAGGGTGTCCCTTCAAAGTCATAACCTAGGTCTGCTGCTCTAATACGATTAAATAAAGTGCCACTTACATAGCCACTTTGAGCAAAGATAGGAAAGATTTTATTAGGGTTAGTTTGATCGCTAGACCAAGATCTTACAATATCAAACGTAGTACTGATAGTAGTGCCTGTTGTATCTTGAGTAGGTGTAGTACTTGCTACTGCAACACCTTCTGCTACTGCTGTCAATGCAGTAGTAGTTGGTGCAACTGTTGCAGGTATCACCTCTGTATCAGGACTAAATGCTGTAACATAGTTAGCTGTAGCACTAAACTGACTCGGACTAATATCAATTTCAGTAGGAGCCGAAGTGCTATCAGGTGTAACAATCAATGCATTGTTAGTGTTAATCTCTGCCAAAGCAGCTAGTAAAGCACTTTGCATTGTTGAGACTGTGCCATTAGGCTTTGCTAACTCTGTAGCATTTTGTGTCTTATCAGGATCATAATACGCATTAAGATAATCAGCATCGCTTGTATAAGAAGTATCACCGTAAGTATCATCGTTAGCCGCAGGAGTAAAGTTAGGATCAAGCAGTCTACCTGGGCCTTCTCCATAGTGTCTGTCAAAGATTACACTGCTGCCTGTTGTTGTATTAACAGTAATTGTTACACGAGTAAGCTTAGCATAATCAGGGCTTACACCATCAGTAATTACAATATCACTTGATGTAGAATCAGCAATCAATGGAGTTACTAATGTGCCTGTTCTAGAGTCACCATTAACTATAGTGTAATTAAAAGAACCTGAAATATTGTTTCTATCTACTGCTGTAAATGTCAATACTTCATTTGTCCTAGCCACTGTAAAGTAAGTAGTGTCTGTCCAAGCTGCTTCTAATGCGGTAGCAATCTCTGTAGCTGTGATTTCTTCTACATTAGTAGGTGCTGAACCTGAGTCAGGATCATAAGCAGTAGTACTATCAAAATCAACCGTTACTGCGTTTCCTAGAGGAGGCGTAAGAGTAATCCTATCTGTAGTATTGTGTACTGCTCTACCTGCTCTTGTTTGTGCGCCTGTAAAGTTACTGCTACTAAAGCCAGCTGGTAGTGTACCTAGGCTTGTTATTGCAACACTAAAGTTGTTTGATACTACGCCTACTGCATTTGCTGTTGCTGTGACTAGCCCTACACCTGTAGTTGTACCCCAATCACTACTTGCAGAAATGATATTACTCACTGCAGTTACAACTGTAGCTCTTGTTTGAGTACCGTCTAACACTTCACTGCCTGTTGTTCCATCGGGAAAAGTAACAGTCAGAGTAGGTTGAGGTATACTATTATCAACACCTGTAGTTACTACGTTTACTGAAGCAGTTAAGTTACCACCAAATTCAGTTTCGGTATAAGTAGTACCAGCATAGCTAGTTGAGAATGCAATAGTTAAAGCACTATGATCTCCACCGTTAACTGAAGTAAACCTTACATTATTACCGTTTGTAGAAACTCCATAGATTGCACTTGCGCTACCATCAAACGTTGTCAAAGCAGATAACAAAGTAACGATATCATCTCTGATAGCTGTTTGACTAGTTAATCCTGTAGAGAGTGTAACTGTTTCATTAATTGCAGAATGTACACCTGACACAGCTGGTGCTGTAATAGTCATAGATATCGCAGGGCTAAGTGCCGCTGTAATACCGTATACACCAACACCTGCAGTTACTGAGTTAGGTGTTATGTTAGTAGTTGTTCCACTACCAGATACTGCAAAAGTAGAAGTACTAAATACACGAGGTCCAGGAACGTCTGAAGTAAGTGTCAATACATTTGATGCTACTGTAGCTGTAAAGTCTGCTAAAGCATTGTTTGCATTAATATAATCTTTAATTGCGTCTACAAATTGTGCCATTGTGATTGTAGCACCATCTGCGTAGTTCGTACCTAGAATAGCACTTGCTGGAAAACTAACGTTACCAATACTGGCATCACCATTAATAATCGCACTAGCACCACCATCAAGGTGTGTTACTTTATTACGATCATAAGTAAAAGTTGTTGATGCAGGGTAAGTTAAAGTACTTACTGCATTTACAGTATTTGGTCCAGTGTCACCTGTTACTGTTAAGTCTACAACTTCAAGGACATCAGTAGTAAAGTCAGAAAAAGTACTTACTGCAACTGTCTTAATAGCTTTAGTACCCACTGTTTTCTTAGGTGTTTTACCATTAATAGTCACTTCTTGTATTTCTTTTTTACCACGATTTGTATAACCAGCATTACCTGAGTTACCCACTACTGCAATAGTAGCTGTAGGGATGCCGCCACCTTTAATTGGTCCAACATCTCCTGCTGCTACATTATTCAAATCACGTATTGTCCAAGTGTTTTGTCTATAATTCCAAATAAGTGCCTCATCACATTCACCACCAGTAGAATTAAGAGTAGGATAACAAATCCAGATTTCTTCTTCTTGGTGATTTTGTAATGTAAACAATTGCCTTTCGTGAATTGGATTTAAGTTAGCGTAAAAGTAACGATTAACTCTTTTACTTGCCAGTGATTGGATATTACCTGGGTTTCCTGCAAAAGTATAAATATCGTTAGCACCCACTACAAAGTGTTTACCATCGTATTCTACAACTGCTCCCGTAGTAAGACAACCATATTCGTCTGTATTAGGCGCAAAAGAAACAGGTGCTGCAAGGTTACCTGTAAGACGCATAACGTGTATACTGTCTGTACTGTAAATGTACATATTACCTTGCAGTGACTTCATTTCCTGGATAACGTTTGTTTCAGAAAGAGTAAATTCGTCTGCTGTACTTACACCTGCTGAGAATGGATTCCAGTTATTTGGCACTGAGCCTGGAACTGCAACATCTGAAGTTCTGACTACACCTGAAAGCCTACGAATAATCTTAGATGTGTTAGTTGAATCAACTTCTGTTAAGTCACCTGCTACTAGTAAGTCACCAAAGGACTCAATAACACCGCAACGTACATTAACAGGATTTCTAGATTCAATTGTAACTGTAACAGTATCACCTATTGTAAGACCGCCTACGACAATAACTGTAGTATTTGTAGCTGTGTCTGTGTATATTTCATACTGATTCCCTGTTACCGAAGGGATAGATGCAGGTAAAGTTCCAGGAACAAAGTTAACTGTATTTGGAGTTCCTGTACCTGCAGGGCTACCTACTTTTACTGTTTTAACATTTGTACCTGTAACCTGAATTTCATTAACTGTGAAATCTACTTTTTGACCAAGATCAAATACAGTACTTGCTCCAGCGGAATAAGTATCATTATGAACAATTTGTTCTACATTATAACTATCCCATCCAGGAAGTTCTGCAAGTACAAGATCATTGATATCGTCATTACCAGCTGTATCTAGTATATAGTGTGGCTTATCAATACCATTATTAATAATAAAAGCAAAGCCACCACTAAATAAAGTATGCTGCCAACCGTAGTTTGTAGTACCAAATCCATCAGTTAACGTTGCTGGTGTCAAGTCTTTTTTAGTACCTTTGTGATCTTGAATATAAACTTTTTGTCCAACAATAATATTGTTTCTGATATAGTCTACTACCCAGATATAGTAACACCCATGGGGTGCTAAGTTTGGATTTTCCCATACAGCAAAATACCTTACTTGACCAAACTCTTCTCCTGAAGCAGTTAGGTCACTTGTAATATTGTTTAATAAAAGTTCACCTTCTATTTTTCTAACTGCACCATCTTTAAATCTTACATTTCTAACATCTGTAAAAACGTTAGGTGCTAATGCAATAGGAGGAGTGTCAACGACAACTCCCATCGATGCAATATCGGTAACAGAAATAACATCTTCTGCCATTTTACTCCTCCACTATATTATTGTTAAGCGCACTCTTTTTGGCCAGTAATTGGGTCGAAGAAGCAAGCCTCTGCCTTTCCTTCTTCTTGAGCCACTTCCTGAGTTTCGCTAGATACCTTCGTTTCTTCTTCCACGGTTTCGTTGAGGATACCGTATCTTTTGCCACTAAGTCTAAACGTTGTACATCCCTTCGCCCTGCCTTTCCAGGCATCAACATAGACCTGTTTGAACTCATCATAGCTTACATCATCTCCTACATTACAAGTTTTAGAACACGCTGAATCAATGTATTCTTGTGCTTGCAATAGTACTTTAAGATGATCTTGTACGTTTGTTTCGTTAGCTGTTTTACCCTTAACTCCCATTGAGTAGGCATAATCCTCAACTCGTTCAACCTTTGGTCCGTCAAAGGTCTGGATAGTTCTATCGTAGTAATGACTAAAGACAGGTTCAATCCCTCCTGATACGTTATCTGCGCACAGGCTAATTGTGCCTGTTGGTGCGATTGAAGTTAAGTGACTGTTTCTAATTCCATTCTTTTTAATTAAAGCATATACATCTTCGCTAAGACTATTAATGAACTCACCTTCTAGATACTGTTCATTATAGAGTGGGAAAGCTCCTTTTTCTGCTGCAAGCTCAGCTGATGTTCTGTAGGTTTCATCTCTGAGTGTTTTAAAGACGGTAGCCATCCAATTAAGGAAGTCATCTGAAGCATACGGGTATCCCAATAGTTCGCCAGCATTGGCAAGTCCTGTAACTCCAAGTCCCATTCTTCGTTTATTTTTTGCTTCATCTTCTTGTTCCTTCAGTGGGTAAATTGTTCTGTCAATGACATTATCCATTGCTCTTACGACTTCTTTNATATCTTTTTTAAAAGANTTAAAGTCAAANATTAAACCACCCTGTGAAGGATTTGCAATATACTTAGCAAGATTAAAGCTGCCCAGAAGACAAGCACCAAACGGTGGTAGTGGCTGTTCTCCACAGGGATTAGTTGCTTCAATCGTTTCGCAATACCATAAATTATTGTTATCATTTATCCTATCAATGAACAGAACTCCTGGCTCTGCCCAATCCCAAGTTGACTCCATGATCTCATCCCAGAGTTCATGCACTTCTTTATGAGATAGAGTTTTATATACTTGACCTTCAAACTCAAGATCAAAGGTTGCAGAAGGGTCTTCTAGTGCTTCCATAAAAGCATCTGTAATACCTACCGAAATATTAAAGCCAGTAAGTTTGTCACTGTTACGCTTAGCACGAATAAAGTCAAAAATATCTGGATGGTCTACTCGCAAGACACCCATCTGTGCGCCTCTGCGGTGACCACTAGATGCAATTGTTTGACAGATAGCATCATAGATACCCATGAAAGATACTGGACCACTTGACTGTGACTCTAGTGAACGAATCATGTCACCACGCGGTCTGATACGGCTAAAGTCATAACCGATACCACCACCTCTCCGCATAGTTTCAGCGGCTTGTGTTGCTCGTTCCATAATACTGTTCATCGAATCATCGATAATACCTGATACAAAACAGTTATAAGCAGTAGTTATTCTTGGGCTTCCCATGGCGTTTTGAACACGACCAGCAGGTAAGAAACGCATATTGCCTAGTATGTCTTCTAATTCGTATTGGTGACTTTCGTTATCGCTTAAGGCTTTTGCTATACGTTTAATTTTACCGTCAAAGTCTTCATCTTTTAATCGGTATTTCATTTGATCGATTTCTTCTGAAATAGGCATCGATGGACCTAAGTATGTCGTGTTTCTCATTAGTTAACCTCTATAATATATAATGACGATTTTCCCCTTATAGGGCGTTTTATATACTACGCATACGATTAACTAATCTTTCTGCTCTTCGAGTAACTTGAGTGTACCATCGACTATCAACCATTTCATCAGCAGCACGATTCCAGTCACGAGCATCTACTGCTGCCTTCATTCCTGTAAACTTGCTAAGTCTAGGATAACCCATATTAAACATCATGTTAGCAATTATATGTTGTACTTCTTCGGGTAATTCGTAGAAGTCATCATAAAGTTTATTACATTCGTCCAACACTGTTTGTATGTCTGTTTCAAAGCAACTATTTACCCTCTCGGTTGATACTGGAGTCCCTGCAGGTTTACCGTATTCAGGATCAGACTCTTTAATAAGATGACCAATTCCAAACGTAGGTAAACCAAGATGATCAAGGTAGACTATGTATTCTACCCCTTCATCTCTTGTTATTTCTTTTCTTAAGATATCTATATTCATTTGGTTTTTCCTTTGATCTTTTCAAAGGTTCTTAGTCCACCAAGACCAAGCATACCCATTAGTACAGTCATAAGTGTTTCCATTTCAAACTCTGGTAATGCAGGTATTTCTACGCCTACCCAACTCACAATGAACAAAGTGATGGGTAGACCAACAAAATGCCAGAATAAAGCAATACCACAAGTCCAACCAATAAAAGGCCGCCAACCAGCCACGAATATATTTCGATGCGACGCTTCAGCTTTATTAACTTCGAGTTGACCTCTTGCCAGCTCATGTGCATGTTTCTCCGCCATTGTTGCAAGATCATGGGCAAGTGATGCTTTTTGATCTTTATCTTCAATAAATTTATCTAATAAAGATGAAACAGGACCAATTAACGCTTGTATCATACGCTATCTCCTTGTTCACATTTAAAGGAAACTGCTTTCCAAAACTCTTGTTCTGTTTCGATTGATTCTTTCATCTCATTTGCTCGCTCAATACAAGCAGTTTGAGTTGTATATGGCCCCCATTTATCTACTGCCTCTAGGCATTGATTATTTACTATACTGCAAATCAATACTATCGCTTCAAACATTATGTCCTCCTATGTTTTTAAATAATATACCCAAGAGGCAATTGCAACAGTTCCTCCTATTAATGCAAGCACAAGTAAGCTTATAGAAATAGTATCTATAATTTCTTCTCTTCGTTTACGTCTAAGTTTTTCTTGCACCCGTCTAGACTTTCTAGCTTCCGCTAAAAATCGTTGCCAATCTTGCCATAATCCTGGGCGACCCGTATATATCATTAGTTGTTTAAGTTGGTCTTCTTGTTCTCTTATTTTTTCAAGAGCCATAAACTCCTCTAAGTCTGCGGCTTGATGTCCTCGTTTAGTTTTTCTAACCTTACGCCTTTCTAACTCTTCCTTGGCGGCTACAAAATCTCCAACTGATTGAATAGCAGCAGTAAGCTCTCTGCCATTCATAACTGTTTGTTTTATAACTGCAAAAGCAGCGTTAGCGGCTGCGAGTTCAGCCAGCATAGCATTCTCCTAAAGTTTCATTAATAGTGATGCTGCAAGACCAACAATAATAACCGTTGATCCCATAATGAGTGCTTCAAGTCTCCACATACGTTTATCTAGTGTTTCTAGCTTAGCGTGTACCATCTCATAACGGATAGCACACTCTCGCTCGTGGGCATTTAGTTGGGCTTGTGTTTCGTCCATCATGCGTCACCCTATGGCTTTGTAATTTGTGTCATTTGTTATCTCCTGAAACCAGAAAAGATTTAATCCTTTTTATTGGGGACTGTGAGTTTATTGACATATACCGTGTTAATCTCGCGCCCAGTTTCGATTGCATAATTTTTTTATACACAGAAGGTTTATCAATCAGTTTAAATTCTATTTGTTCGGTATTACAGAAAATAAGTTGAGCTAATGGAGTACCTGCTGGAATACAATAAGGTTGTTTAGAAGGTATCTTAATAGCTGTGTTTATTTCGTACCCTACAGGTTCGTTTTTGTGATGTTGAATAAATCCGTAATAAGCTCTAATATATTTATAACTTTCATCCCACCAACAGGGCAAAAACATAACTTGTAGGTTCTTATCAGGTACAAAAACAAAAGGGGAAGCGAACTTTAAAGACATGGGAACAAATCCCTCTTCAAAAGGAAATCTGTCACAGAACTGATTTTGTGTATGTATATCTATGTCGTTATCAAATGGAAATTTATCTGATATACTAGAAGCAATATTTTGATAGTTACTCTGTAGTTTAATTTCACCATTATCTTGTGTCACATAAATATCAGCCATACTTTTTACTACATACCCAATATTCATTACATTTATAAATGACGGACACTGTGTCATATGTCCAAAGTCATCTTTGTTTAGCTTTGTAAACCAAGATGGCCTATTTAAATTCATTTTGGATGGTACAAAGTTTTTAGTAAAAGGAACTACCTCTAGTATATTTTCTAAAGGTAAATCCCCTTGTTTTGTTTTAGGTGAATAATAAACTTTAGCCATTAAGTCTATTCTCTACATCTGTCCAGTAATCTGTAACTTCTTGAGAAGATAGCTTGTTCTGTGCAGGTTCTGAAAAGTTACTGCCATCCCAAATACAGCTAGGATAAAAATTTTTCAAAGTATCAGTTACCTGAATAATTTCACTATCATATGTAAGACCATCAATAGTTTGTGTTGCAGGGGGTTCGTTTTCAGCATCTGACATAACTGAATGAAATACATTATTACAAATAAGAATTTTCATTGGAACTTGTACCTCATTGCAACAATCCCTGGCCTACCTGATTGACCTGATTGGCTACTGTAATTTCTTGAACCTGAACCACCACGACCTGTATTACCAGTATTTGAGGGATGGCCTGAGTTTAGACTTGGAGTTGGTGCGCTTCGTCCGTAAGTTACAGAAGTACCTGTGATGTCATCTGTTATGTCAGTCGCTGACCCAGCATTACCAGCCGTTGCCGATTGACCACCGTTTGTTCCATAGGGACAACAATAATCTCCTGTACCACTGCTTCCACCTTGTACATTAAGTCCATCGAAAGTACTTGATGTTCCTACGCTTCCTCTATTTCCAGGGCTTCCTCCTGAACCACCACTCCCTACTACTACAGCGTAGGTTTGTGCGTTAACTGGACGGTTAGTATCTTGGTAAGCATATGCACCGCCACCACCAGCAGACCATCCATTGCTAGTACCGCCACCTCCGCCACCGCCTCCTACCATTAGGAGCTCATCTAAAACAGCCGCACCAGAAGGCCATTTATTATTTTTTTGTAAATTATATTGACTTTTTAAATCAAATACCCCTGAAGCTGATGGCGTTGAAGTTACTTGAAAATTTCCATTAGAAGTAAATACATGAACTTTGTAGTCACCATCTGTTGTTACAGTGCCACCTGTAGCCGCCATAGCAGATGAGGGTTCGTTTAAAACACCAACAATACCACCGTTAGCTCTTGACATTAACTAATCTCCTCATAGCTTATTAGACACTCAATATCACCTGTAGCACTTGCGCCACCTCTAATAGAATGTCCTTCTTCTAAATAAATTATACTATTTTTATCCAAAGCAACAAGTGTTGAATCTGCTGGTATAGAAATGGTGCTTGCAATACGCCTAGAGTTAGTACCGTCATAATGTTCTAAACTCACATCAGCGGAACTTGAACCATCTACGTTACAAGCAATAATAGTATTTATTTTAAAAACTTTTCCTGATGAAGTTGGGTTAGTTAGTAGCGCAGTAGTTAGTGTTGTTCCTAAAGCTGCTCCTACTGTTTTAGCAGTAATAGTAGAAACATTTACAATGTTAGGTGCGGTCATAAATTACCCTCCAAATACAATAGCCATAGCTATTGATTTTCCTGTTGTGGCAACTGATGTGCCGTTTATCTGTACATCTGTTGATGCGTTTAATGTGCCTGTCACGTCAATGCCAGATGATGTGGTGGCTAGTTTTTGTGCATTGTCATAATATAAAAATGCCCCACCATTTTTGGCGAAGTAACCCATATTCTCATCACCATCAGTAGCAATCCTTACTGCTGTTCCTGCGGTAACAAGTTTTAAGTTGCCAGTTCCTGTATCACGAACATATGAATCAGACCCATCGTGGTACAACTGCATATCTGTGCCAGCACCAAATGTAAGACGGTCATCTGATGAACCGCTACTGTCGCCAAAGTTAATGTTGTTACCGTTGGTGTCTAGGTTGCCGCCAAGCTGGGGAGTAGTATCGTTTACTACATCAGCCGCAGGAACATTATCCAAAGCACCTGCAACAATATCCCCGTTGGCATCAACGAGGTTTGCTATATCTCTTGCTCGTGTCATTTAACTCTCCTTACTACCACCCTGATGGCACTTTGCCTACAATAGGCGGTGTTACAAGGTTTTGCATTTGCTCGTCCAGCATAGCCTGTAACTCAGCCTCTTCTGTTGGTGCTGTATCAAGCTGTGGGAAGTCCCAAGTGTATGTATTTGCCATTGTAAATCCTCTTTATGCGTAAGGGCTATCACCTAGTACGTCTGTATCCCAAGCTGCTTTCAGCTCTGTTATAGTTGTTGCAGATGTAATTGCACTGTTATCAGTAGCATCACGCAAAGCGTTTTTAGTAGCTACACTAGCTGTTTTAGCTGCTGAATCATCTGCTTCAAGTGCTTTCATATACACTACGTCTTCTGCATCAAGCAAAGGCGCACGTACTTCTCTTATTTTATCTTTAAATATTTCTTTAGCTTTGTCAAGGTCTTCGCTAATAACATCGCCATTAAGCACCCATGCGTCACGAAAGTGCCGCTTTGAAGGTACGGTTACATTAGCAGCATCAGCTTGATTACCATCTTTATCTACAATATATGTATCTACCATTGTCTTCTCCTATGCGGCAACTTCTATCTTCCAGGAATTTCGCCATTCTCTAGTTTGTGGTAATTGTTGTTTNGTACAGANAACCATCTTAGGACGGTTNCCTTCGTTATAAGTTTTCCATACTGACTCAGGACAATCTTTCATAATCAAGTACTCGATTGCTTCTTCTTCGGTCATGGCTTCCATTGGTNCTGTCTCGTGCAACAG